CTACATTCATATCAATTACCTCTTCTTCATATAAATTAAGGTCAACAGACCTTTCTTTTGCTGTTTTCCAAAAATAATTCTCATCATTACCCAATCCATCACGGTCATGACCGTTTTCTACCTGATAATAGACAGTTGATACCTTAAAATCAGGCATTTTAGGTGTTTCTGGTGTTAAACTGTTGTCATATATACGCATTCTGTTATTTGGATACAAACAAAACTGCCCATTGTCCAATTCTAAGAGGTTATGAGACTTATGTTCAGCAGGTTGTTCGCTTGTAGAGTAGTCGATTGCGTCTACATCTTGATGATAGTTGTCTAAAGTGCAAATATAAGTACCTGTTTGAGTACCATAGTCCCTTGTCATCACTTCATAATGCATAGATCCAATAAATTGCTTCTGAACTGCGACGACTCCATAGTCCATACAGTTCCAAAACTGTAAATTATGCAATTCCATGTCTGGAGTTGGTGTTTCTGGGTCAGATGTAAACGCAGAAATGGGTAATTTATCGAACATTGCAGCATATTCGGGCAAATAAGTTTCAAAATAGAAGGCACGACCAGGTATACTCTTTGCAGATACCCAGACTCCTTTTACAAATTCACCATGACCACTCTTATGGTCGGTCAAATACTCTTTTCTTACCCATACTTCATAAGAAGGTAGGTTCGCAATCAAACAAGCCACTTATTTTCCTTGTCCTCTAGGTCTTTTACGAGCCGAGTTACGGGGTGTTGCCGAGTATTTCGTGTGTTTTCCACTTCCTTGTCGAGTTTTTTTCGGACGAGATTCGATTGAATTGCCTGTGTTAAATGTTTTTGCCATTACTGATTGTCTTCAATGTTAAATTCTTTTGGTGGGTTTTTTACGTCTGTTTCAAGTTCGAGCGGATGCGGTGTACCATTCTTAAAGAACTCATCTGCTAAGTCCTGCATCTTCTCAAAATACTCATCTCTTGAAAGATTCTCATGAAGAACCTTTCCTTTATAAGAGATACTATATAACTCTGGTTTTTTCATGTCCTACTCGAATACGTGGGTCGCACATAATACGGAAACCTGCCTCCTTTGCATCAAGGCAAAATGAGACATCTTCTCCGCACATATCTTGAACTGCTCCAGACTCAAATATTTGCATCTTCGGAGCAAACCAAGGATACTTAATACCTTCATCTTCAAATACACCATGCTTGATAAGTAACCATCCGAAACCTGCATAGTCCACTGTGAATGGTTTCTTTCTTTTTGCGATGGAATCTAAAGTCTCATGGTTCATCACTCCACCATTACCTTTGAAGTCATCTTCGTCTAACCAGTGAGCAACTGATGTAGTCTTTCCATCTTCTGTACAATACCAACCAGATGCAATCTTTTCGTCCATTAATACAAGTTGGTAAAACTTTTCAACATTAAAAACGATATCTGAGTCAATCCATAACTGATAATCATACTTTAACTTACCATCCCAAGGTAACTGGTCAGGACCTCGAAGAACGTTTGCACCAAGACATTTACAACGGGCAAAATTTACCATTGATGAATAATCTTGTGATATTTGTATACTTGCCTTTGCTTGAACTAAGTCAAAGCATAGTGTGACAAAGTTCTTTAAAAATGTATATGATACTCCTCGACCTGGAAGACAGAATACAACTGTCTTACCTGCTATCATTCTTTTTGCTCTATCGTAATCCCATTCTGGTGTGTCTGCCTGTTTTTTTGCTTTCGCAGCTGCTGATTTAACAGTAAATCCTTTCGCCATACTAAAGTTCAATTATAATTATATAATACACTATTATCTATACATTGTCAATAAGAAGTTATTTTTTTGTTTTGTTCGGTTTACCTTTCTTATAATTTAATTGAATACCTTTTAAATTAAGTAAAACCATCTTTGTTTCTGTCATTGTCTTATCATAGAAGACAATTGTTTCTTCGTGAATGCCTATGTCGCCACTCATAAATCCTCCTGTAAAGTACTTTTATATCAACTTCTCTCTTTTATTTTATCATATAACCTAAGTATTTACAAGTTTAATGATTGCTTTATATTTACTAATAGGAATGTTCAGTGATATTATCTGCATGTTCTCCATCAACTTCTGTATAGGTTAGGTCATCTCTATGGTAGGAAACATATAACCTATCCCATATAATTTCAAATAATTCTCTTTCTAGATTTTTAAATAAAACCTTGTCTTCAAGGTAGATGTGGTAGCTCTTTTCTCTAGTCATCTTTTTCTGTGACGATTACTTCTTCTGTATCAATATTAAATCGAAGTTCAGTTCCCTCATACCAGTTCATGTCATTCATTATCCATTCGGGTATGATGGTGTAGTATTCCCCAGTTGTCGGATCAGTCTCTATGGTGGTAAAAATTTCTGCGGGATTTTTTTTCATGTAGTGGATTTCAGTTTTCATTTCTGTCTGTATCTATACCTGGGGAAATTTTTGTATATAAAATGCAACATTTATCACGCTTCCGTAACACTTTGTAGGTTAGGTTCCCACCGCATTTTTAAAAACGGGGGGATCAACCCCCATAACTGCTGTATTCACGAACGAATGATATTAAAGTTATAATGACTAAAGACCTCTCTGTCTACCAACTTATAAACTCCGTGATCCCCTGCCATGACGTACCCTTCTCCTGAGATGTATTCATTACCTATGAAGCACTCCGCATCAAAATTGTCTCTCATTCTGAGCATAAACTGTTCTTTAATATCCTTAACCAACAACCACAACCTAACCAACTGATAGTTAGCAAACTCCTCCGCAACCACTTCGTCACCATCACGAATGTATGCGTTGAGATCCTTCTTTAAAAGTTTCTCTTCGGTAGGTGTTGCAAAGTCCACAAGTGTTGCCATCTGACGTGCGAACCCGATTAACTGAGAGATGTCCTTATCTGCACCCAACTCAGATAACCACGCATCAGGTTGAATGAAGTCTGCACCACGACCAGACAAGAGAGCAAAACTCAAAGGTTTTGCGTTCATGTCCTTGAGTGTGTTCCCTGTATAATAGGTATGCGGTGCTACTACAACTCCTCCGTGCATTACGTCACTAAAGGTATAAGAGATTGCGTTCGGTTTATAATCTCTGTAACCTCCGAACCCGATGAAGTCACCTTGAAACACTGAGAACGGAACTTCCTCTCTACGGGGTAGACAATGCAAACAACGTATTAAGATTGATTGCAAATTGAAGTCAGGGTGATTGCGTTCAATGTCCTGTACAGTATAATTAACCTTCGGGGTTCTCTTATTAAATACGGACTTCGTGCCAACAAAAAACTTTCCATTCTCTGGGTTAGTTCCCCAAATAATTGCGGGTGATCCGTCTATCTTCACGGAATAAGAGTTTTTCATTCCGTTTGCGAAAGCATCAAGAACAGATAGATCCCCTGTGAGGATCGTATCTTCTGGGTGTTCAAGGTGTAGGTTTTTCATATTAGGCAAAGATAGGGTCTGCATACTTTGAGCAAGGGTGTGGATCAGTTGGTGAGCAACCGAATGAAGCAATGAATGTGTCTAACTCTTTGATTGCCTCATCAGATAGGTCATCAAAATCAACTCCGCATATATGGTCTACTCCCCACTCTGCAACCTCGAAAACGAACTCTTCCCAATCGCAACAAACGTGGGCAACATTTTCAAAGTTGTCTACTTTGAGTATTCTTTCTGAAATTCTTTGAACTTGTGGTAACATAATTTTTAAACTTGTTTTGTGGTGTATGTCCTTATTATAAAGGAAAAAGAGATCAACTGTGGATCCCTGTAATAATTAGAAATATTTCCTTTCACCAAGTGAAAGAGGTCTTTCACCATACTCACCGCAGTGAGTGTCCATTGTGTCATATGCCTCTGCATATCCGTACTGCTCAGACATTGTGTACATAACGTCATCAATTTCGTCAGGTGCACAGTAAAGGTTTTCTGTTTCTTGAACTTTACCAAGTTTGTTATAAGCAATAATTTTGTAATCGAACATAATTTTAAAATTTGTTTTGTGGTGTATAATACTATTATAAAGGGTCAGGTGCCCAAGTGCGAGCACCTGAAACAATTGTTTACAATTCAGAAATCATCTCATTCATTTCTGTTAAATCTGCTTCCCCCCAGTCTGCTCCATCAGGTGTTGCATCATTCTTAAAAACTCCGTGAATGTACTGTAAAAACTCTGGGTAGTCCTCACAATCTTTTGCAATATCATATAAACCCTGATCTCCTCCGATCCATAAAGCACAATTCCAAGTTGTCCAATCTGCCCACCCGTTGTATTCTGTCTTTGGTGTATCTGTGAGATTTAATTTTGTTTGAAACATGAAGTAACTCCTTTTGGTGTATGTACTTATTATAAAGGATATTAATTGTAATCGTGGATTGTTACAACTAATATTAAGGCAAAATGGACAGTTTAAAAACCGTCCACTCGCCAGCTGCGATTCGGCTCCCTTACATATATGATGTTAAAGGGTGGGGTCTATTTTCACAGAATGAAAGAGAACATAGATAAACTCCCATATAATCCTGCACCTTATTGTATAGGTCGTTTATTCTTTCGTCCTCATTACGTCCCCGTGCGTCCCAAACTCCATAGGCATTATCCCTTTTGAAATTGAGATCCTCTATCTCTTTTTCAGTTTTGAATTTTGTGTCAAATTCAAAATCCTCAACAATATATTTTTTGTTGCGGTATGGTGTATTCTCTGAAACTAATGTCATTAGTTTGCCCTCCAGAAAAATGCATTTTCTCCATTGATTTGCTTAATCAATGCATCTGCTTTTTTATTGTTCTCCTTCTCCAAATCATCACACATTTTAATCAATGCTCTCAACCCTGCTACGTCCTTGTCAAATTGTTCAGTGGTGTACATGAAAAAACTCCGTTGTGGTGTATAACTCTATTATAGAGGATAATGGGGGTATTTGTAACCCCCTTAACAATGATTTAATATTCTGAAACAATTCTCAACCAACTCCAAACTTCGGATTTGGTTAACCAACCTCTAACGTCTGTCCACTCGTCATCATAATGAAGTTTATCTCCCTTTAAAAGTGCAATCTCATAAAGACCTTCCTTACCTCCATAAGAATGTTCGTGACACGCAACCGATAGACCATATCCGTTGTCGCAATAATACCTTACTACTTCGTCATTCGGTCTGATTACTCTTTTTGAAGAATACATAGTTTTTAAACTTTGTTTGTTATGTACTAATTATAAACAACAATGAGATCAAAATAAACCCACTGTGTGCCACTTTATTAACTGTCATACTTCCGCTTGTATTTGTTCACGGATGCTCTATAATCCAGTTCGGTAGCGATTGCCATGCCCACTGTATAAAGCGCATAGCAGCCGCCAATCAGTATAAAAAGTTCAATCCCTGTCATAATTGTAAAAAAGTTGATAGTAGAGGTCGTTCATTAACCCAAATTCAAATGAAGTTGATGCGTGTATATCATCAACCCCATCATAACATTTTAGGATTTCGTTGTAGTCTATTGACATAAATCCTCAAATCTCTTGTTTGCGATTTCGATTTGCTTCTCTTCGTCATAGTATGGGAATGCTTCCTGTACTTCGTCAAAGATTTCTAAAAGCATGTCTTCGTGTGTTAGTGTACTCATAATTAATAGGTGATTACTTGAAAGTGTGCATTGATAAAGTCATCTTCTCTTTTTCTTTTTCTGAGTTCCTGCTCACACTCGAATAATCTTTGGTCTTCTTCGGGTGTGTTTAGTATTCTCAATTTTGAGAGTGCTTTAACGATTGTCTTTAACTCTTCTGTGCTTCTGTGTGCTTGTGGGTTCATAATAGAATGATGATAAGAATGTAAAGGAAAATTGCGTTTGATATACTCATTATAACCCCCTAGACCAAGTTGTCTAGGTAGGTTTGGGACACTTCTTTTGCTGGCACACCATCAATCCATTTGTTGATGTGTCGTGATGTGGTCACACTCCACCACTTCTCAGTTCTTACGAATCCTTCCCCGAATACGTAGGCAGCAACTGGTGTGCGATAAGAAAATAAGATTCTTGCTTCAGAAGTTTCAACCTCTGTCATGTTGCTTGCGATTGGTGTTAGTTGCATTGATGCTCCTTTGATTACTTTTATAATATAACCCCATTTTTAAACGAATGGGAAAACGTTGTGACACTAATTAAACTGTCCTATAGTCCTTTACTTTCTAAAAGAGGTGCGATAACCTCTCTCATGTATGTAAAAAACTCCTCTTCTGTAAATGGTGCATCAATTTTACTTAATAACCATTTTACACCATAGACATTTAAACCTTTTTTATTATACTTTGTAAGATACTTTTGCTGAATTTCTGAGACTACTGGTATAAAATAACCTGCTTCATCTGCGTTGAGTACTTCTTTTATCTGTTGTATTTTCTTATTCGATGCTTTAACCTTCTCACTATCAAAGTTTAAACAACACTTACTCTCAAGGTAGTAATTCACGTTACCCACTTTAAAATTGTGGTCAATCTGTCTGGTTTTACCTTCTACGTCAACCAAATTAGAATCTTCAATTAGGTTAGTTGCTTGACTATCTGAGATGACCTTATTCCAGAATTGCTCAATCCTTTCTCCGAATGTGATCTGTATCCCGTGTGCTGAATAACGATCTAGGTCTAATGCTTCAAGGATGTACGATTCAGATTTCTTTGGTTTGATACTTTCAATTAATGGAAGTAATGTCTGGTTCAAATAATTCATTATTCGATTTGTTTAACTATTAATATAATAACTCCCACTCTTTACGAATGGGAGTCTGATGTGACACTTTATAAACTGTCTACTCCTTCCACTTAATTTTGCCTTCTTGGTTTAGAATGTCAAAGCAAATTTCACAAAGGCAATCCACGTTAGGTCGTGCGGATCTCCAATTGTAATCCTCCTCTAATGGGGAATCCCAGTAATAATAGAGGTCGGGTTGATAATCTGGGTCATCTTTATCTTTGTTCTCAAAAGATAAAAAATCATCAAAATTTCCGCACTCGTCACAATATGCCATTTAATAGTACCCCGCAATTTCACATCCTGGTTCATCATAGAAACATTGAAATGTAACATCTGGGAACTTTTCACGCAATTTGGTAATAACTCCCTCTGGTGGACTCCATGCGGTATTAAATGTAATTGCTAGAATTTCTGAGTCTTCATACTCGATACCTGCCATATCTGGCTCCCACTTGGTGTCCCAGTTATCCACGCACCAGTGATACCATCTATCATCATTTTTACCATCTGGGAAATTATAGGTTTCCCATAATATAGAACCATCTGGGTTTTTCATCTGCTCTAACTTTGGCAACTCTCCGTTCTCGTTGGGGATTGTCTTAAAGTCGGGCATTGGGAATATATCATTAAACGGCGTCTTGCTTTCAAATATTTTTTCAATCTTCTTAAGTTTGTCCTCGTCACCATAAGCCGTGACTCTGTTATAGCACCAATTAGGCATAGTTGCTCCTTGTTTGTGATGGTATAGAGGACTTATACTTAGAAAAAGGGATTACTTTTGCTCTGTTTCAGCACTACCTTAATCAGATTTGCCTCTATGTACATATTATAAACAAAAAAAGGGAACTATTAAAGTTCCCTTGTGACACTTATTTAAGTGGCATAATTCCCTTTACATCCTCACTTAATATGGTAGACTTACCGTTTGTAACGTTGTCAACCATATTATCGTAGGTCTGGACATCCCATCCCTTTTGCTCTGGTACTTCCATCTCATAAGCAAACATAATTGTTTCATAGAGATAATCAAACTGTGTGGGTGTCAGTTCGATGCATATTCCATTTGGTCTAGACATTTGCGAAGACCTCCGCATAGTGGTCAAGTTGTTGTGTATCTCTCTTTAATGTACACATCTGTACGATGTGTGCTAAGTGTGAGTGGTGGTGTTCTGTAAGTTCTCCCCAGTTTTCCCAATCATACACGGGAATTGCATTATCCATATCACACCCTCCACCCGTTGCATAACTTGGTGCGGACATGAATAGACCTTGCTGATCTATCCAGAACCCCATACCAAATACGATTGAATGATAAATCTCTGGCATTTTTTAAAATGTTCCTTTACTCTCTTAATATAAACCATCTTCAACAAAAAAACTGCCAATAGTAGACACTTTAATTAGTGGCACAAGGCAGCTTGAATTTTTAATATTTAAATTTTATAATAAGGATAAGTCTGGGGTAGGACTTTCCAAAAACTTTCGTCACCGAAGCAGCGCAATTTTATTTTTATCTCGGTTTCATCAGATCTCGGTGTGCCAGTTGCCGAACTGTCACAAGACGGGTTGCGGTTCTGCCCGTTTCATGCTATATTATGTCATAGTGCGCGGTATAATCCGATACACCATATGTGTGAGTGCGTCATAATCTAGTGCGCGGATGTCAGCAAGCATAATGCATATATGCTAGTGTCTGAAAGTCTGTGCTTTCTCGTCTTGCATAATTCTCGTCGAGTTCTGCATATTGCGTGTGTGCATTCTCGTCGAGATCGTCATGTACTGATATCTCGTAATCCCACATGAACTCGTAGTCGTACTCCATGTCTAGTCGAGATTGTATTGTTGATTATATGATTATTATAACAAAATCTAGTCGAGATGTCAAGTGTTATAAGAAATCTAGTCGAGATTTCAACACACAATCTAGTCGAGAATTATAAGTCTCACATTAGTATATATGTTCTTATGCACAAAATTGTGTGGGTTCTGTAACATTCTGCGATCCTGATAGTTGACAAAGAGAAATCCTTATGCTATGCTCGTAAAGGTCACAAGAAATCGAAGCATTTATAAGTACTTAAATCTATATTCAATCTGCCCTCACTACATACAGATTACATACAGATTATCCACCACATAAAAAACGAAATAAAAAACAGTTTTATATTTATAAAGGTATTTAAAACATAAAATAAATGTTTTTATGTATCATCTTATACCATATTACTGTCCTTTGTGTGTATTCTGTTTGGGTTCAGAATAATATAGATGCTCATTAGATTGAGTTACGATTGTGTTGTCTTTCTGTCCTTTCCTTCTCTTTACATATCTCAACTCATGCCATTGAGAAACATAACATAATAGAAGTATATGAACATACTTATGTGGGTTATTTCGATCATATTGACACTCTGGTTTCCGTCTTATACCTGTCTCAATCGTCAGATATTGCTGTGTAACTGGAAAACCTTTCTTCTCTGTCGTGGGTTCTGATACAAAGTAAACCCAACCTTCATCTTTTAATCCATGTCTCTCCCATATCACATAATCATTTACTTTTGGGGTGTAGGTCATTATGCGATTTGGGGGTTGTGTGGATTAGTTGTCTCTTACTGCCTTGATCTCTCTGGGATTAACTCCGTCTGCAATTAGGTTCTGAATAACTGCATCACATTGTGCTTTTGTAAGGTGTACTGCATTAACTGTATCTACCTCTGTGTATCCTTCGGTAGTTAATCTCAGTACCTTATATGTAGTGTTGTCGGGTTCGGGTGTTGTCATGTTCTTATGAAAAAAATCGTCGCTTTCGCCACTCGTTACTGCAAGTATTATAAGTCATTTTAAGTAACTTGTCAACGATGTGGATTATAATATGTAAGATATACTAATACTATAAAGAGTATGAGTAGAATTGCAAAAAAGGTAATTACCATGATTATAGAGTGCCTATGTAATAGGGCAACGAGGATAATGTATTTGTGAATGATTTGGACTACAACGTAAGTGTTGTTGTATTGATGTTATAATCTGAACTACTGAGTAATCATCAACCTGTCCTAATTCTAAGTCGATTGCTTCGGGGACTAACTCATTCAATAGTTCTGTAAAACGTGGGTCTTCGGTCACATAGTTTGCAACCTCCACCATTAGTTTGTCAGTTAAGTTTTCAATGGTTTTTCTTGACAACATTTAGATTGAGTGGTTATAGTTAATTATAACAATTTCCACTCGTATTTGTCAACCATACTGCCACAATGTTGACATCCTAACGCACTCCAACTGAAATGGAATACTGTGGCAACCTTATTACATTCTGGGCAAACGATTGTCTTACCATGTTTGGTTGCTCTGGTGTATCTGTCAACTTTGCTTCGTGGTTTGATGCTTGAAAGTCTTAAAGATGTATTAAGTACTTCCTCTGTCCACTCCTGATAAGGTGTCATCAATCTGTCTCCTCTCTTATATCGCAAAACTGATAGTCATAGAACATATCATCCATATCATACATACAATCTCTGTAATGACCACGATTATAGAGTGCCATTGCTTCGTCTTCGGTTTCTGCTTCAATCGTAATATCGGCATAACCAGTAAATTTTTCTTGAATAATAAATTTTTTCATTTTAGTAACCTTTGATTCCTCCATCGCCATAAACCTCCTCCATTAGAATGTCATACAATTCTTTGATACCATCAACATCAAAAAATTTGTCTGTAAGTTCATCAAGTATTTTTGATTGTGCATCAAGATCATAGTTTTTACTCAAATCTCTGATTTGTTTGATGTAGTAGTTTCTGTTCATCGTTTTGTGGTGTATGTACTCATTATAATGGATTTTTAGAGCAAAAACATAGTGTTTGTACCAGTTTATTTACTGTCACATATCTGCGTGACTCTCTGTTGTTTTGGGGTTACTATCATACCAGACAATAATTTTATCGGTGTTGTAGGTCAATCTGAGAGGAGCAAAAGTGTTCACTCCGATACATTTTCCTTGCAATTACACATTGAACGTGTTTTGCTCACTTTTTCCATTAAATTGGTCAATCTGTGGTAAAGTTCCCTACCTTCAT